TAAGTGCAAACATCACGCGCAAAACGTGCTTACAGGCAACACCTGATAAATTAGGGTTGCGTATTTTTGGGAATCCTGTTTCGGCTCGTCCTGCATTAAAGCCGCCAATAGTGGATATATAGCGATACCAAAAAGTATGCCTACCGCAATCACAATCAAACGCTAAATAACCGTTAGCCACTTGTTTTGTAGCGGTTAATAACGGAATAGGCGTTGTTGCAATCGCACCTAAGTCTAAAAACTTGACCGTCACATAATGCTGTTTTACATCCGATTCAATCCATGCATTAGTGACAAAATGCAAAACATTACCTTTATAACGCACGGGAATCGCGGTATGAATTTGCTCTTTTGCGCGGTCTAAATCTATTTTTAGGCTTAAATCTAGCACTTGATTCGCGGTAATGCCTTGCTTAAATGCCTTGCGTACCGTGTCGATATTTTTACGAAAGGCTTCTAAGTCATTGGCGGTAATCTCCCTCTGTTTGCCGCCAATTGTTGTCATTAAGGCGCGTGAACTGTCGTATTTCCCCTTTACATCATCAACACTTAATATAACGGGTTCGGCATTGTTACGCCGTTCTACATCGGCTTTGTTGCGGTCGTTTGCGCCTTGCTTAAACCCCGACTTACCACCGCCAAAAGCCTTGAGAATCGCATCTTGTTCTGCTTGCGTCAGTGGTTTAAGAGCCATTAAATCACCCCTGTATTGCGTTTAAGCCGTTGCAATTGTTCTAACGTAGGTAATACCAGTAACTGTTCGTTCAAAGGCTCATCTACGCTTTGTAGCCCTGCTGCGGCCATAATGACAGGCCATTCATCGGGCAAGCCATACACGCGCCTTGCAATGAGCGTTAAGTCAAAACGCTCATCGGGCTTAGTGTGATAACGAATCGCGGTTGCCCATGAGGGGGTGCTTTGGGCAAATTGGCGTAGTTTTGTGTGAAGTAATGTAGCACTTAGCATAATCAAAACCTATATCCGTTATTAAGGAACAAGCACCCAAGCAGGGGGTGTAACGTGATTTTGCCAATCTACTTTAGACTGATACCTAACGTATATTTCTGAAGAGGCCGAAGCACTATGTGCTTGGAATATAATCTGGGCTAAATGAGTGTCAGTTACGACTGTACTACCTGCTCCATCAAACGCCAAAAGAAAGAAAAAATGATTTGTATCGGTAAAAACAGACGGAATGTTGCTAATGTTATCGTCAAGCGTAAATGAAGATAATCCTACTTGCGTGACATTATCTAAATTATAATTTCGCAAATAGGAAGAAGTTGAATTATCGTAACCTTCTTCATATCTCAAGTAAAAATTAAAATTTTCCAAACCCGCCATATAAAAAACGCTTAACCCATTCAAATAATTATACAATCGAGTGGTTTTATCAGGCGATAAAAAATAATTAACAATACCTGCATCGGTAGTATTATCTAGGACCAGCCCAAGCCCCAAAATTATTACCGCTCGCTCCACTATCAATTATGGCTCTCGTTCTAAAATAATTATAACTACCATCGTATGATTACTATACTCATTCAAATTAACCGCTAATTGCACTACGGTTTGTAATGTTTCTGAGTTTTTGACATACAATATAAAAATAGGGTTTCCAATAAAATCAGGCTCGTCAGTCAACATCGCTCCTGCACACAAATACACCCCTTCTGAGCGAATACTGTTAATGTTTGCATTAGTAACGATGCTTTGAATAGGTGCGCTTAATGTCCATGTGCTAGGCCAACTGCCCCCATCTTTTGAACGAATAGAGCTTGCATTGGTTGTTATATTTTTAACAATTTGAAGAAGACTTCCACCTAACGATAACACTTGCAATTCATAATCCGATTCTAAGCCATATGTCGGCGGCGCATGGCCGACATTATCACTGGTGCTAAATGTAAAATAACCTTCGGTATTAAAGTTATTTAAGTCAGTGTAATCATCAATAGGAATAAACGTAACAACACCTTGTACCGCGCCTGTTTGATATACCCACGGCAACCATTGAACGCCTGTAAAAACTCTATTAGCCGCTTGACCATTTTCTAAAATCTCATGCTGAAACGCTTTATTACCTACTTGTTTTACGGTAATAATGCCAGAAGTATTTTCTGTTGACGTATTTAATGCAGAATCAAAGTACCATACCCCAGCAACTTTGAATTGATTATCATTAAAATCTAACCCTGTGGCATTATTTGTAACGACTAAATTGGCATCTATACCATTGGCAATTAACCGCAATCGCAACGCATCTAATTCATCTTTTCTAATCGCTTCGTCCGCATCAACTGCCGTTGCAATTTTTAATCGTTCAGTATTATCTAAAGTGCGTTTATATTGGGTATGAGGATGACTAGACGCGGTATGCTGACCTAATAACGCCAACATCGCACTGGTATTAGTATCAATTTGAACGGTCATATTATTAACAGGCAAGGCCGCTAAACCCAAAACAAAAGGAAGCGTTATATCCGCACCTGACACCTTGCGTACAATGGTTGTATTAGTGCGGTAAATGGCGAATAGCACCGTGTTTGAATTGCTATCTACGCCATAAAAACCCAACTCGGTAATATCATAATTTTGTGGGTTAGCGTTGGCGTGATTAGTGATTAGCCCGTTAATAGAAACCGCTTGACCGCCTGTAACCATGCCACCCCCTGCTATCGGGAATCGGGCTATTTCGTTTTCTAAAGCGGTATTGGCCGCACTAGCCGCACTTGTACCCGTCCCTACCGCAACATGAGTAAATGTAAACTCAATGCCCGTAGCAGATGGCGTAAAAACACTTAAACCTGCATTGGTGATAATAGGCGAAATAATGATAGACATAGCGCAATCCTAAATAAACTTGAGTGCATTATGGCTTGTGTGACTGGCTGATTTTAGCAGGGTTACATACTAAGGACTTGCTGTTAAAGCTGCTTTGAGCTTGGCGCGAATGTTGGCTTTATCGGCTGCTTGATGACTTTGTACTCTGTTGCGCCCTTCCTCTGATAGTGTGTAATACGCGCTCTCTAAAAAGGCAAAACTCAAAGCGTCCCACATATCGGGCGATTTTATGCCGTCTTTGAGCATACTTGCTTTATCCATGATTTTATAACGCGCTTTTTCGTCAAAGGTGTACGGGATTCTTGAGCCTTGTTGTAGTAACTGCGTGCGGTATCGTTCGTCTAAAAAGCCGACACGCCCCTCTTTAATCGCTCTTGCTAAGACGTATAACGCTTGTGCGCGTTGGTTAAAGAATCGCTTGCGTAAATCGTTGTTGTGGCAAGGGTCGCCCCAATTAACGCGAGTGACTGGCACACCTGCATTTTCTAATTGTTGGCACACGGCAACTCCCATACCACCCCTGTCCACTAATACCGTCGCATTTTCGTATTGCGTAAACACGTCTAGCACTTTGCCGCCTAAAAACTGCAAGTCACGGCTATTACTAAACAATGGCACATCGACCAATTCCATGCGCCTTGCATCTTCGCCATATTCACCGTAACCACAAACACGCACGACAATCACGGCAGAATAATCTCTGTACTCACCTGCGCCCACGTCCACACAAATCAAGTAACCATAATTCATATTGTCGGTAATGACTTTACGACTAAAACACGGGTCAAGTTGTGATTCGCTGTTTAGGTAAATATCGGTTCTATCAGGGAATCGGCCTAAAACTTTAATTTGATATTCAGGGTTATCGCGGCCGCCATATTGAATCAGTTTTTCTAACAGAAAGGGTTCGTCGGCTATCGGGGATTCTTCACTGTTAAAGACTAAATCATCCCAAACACCGCCTTGTTGTTTGCTTAATCGGTGGTGCGTATCGTAAAAAAATCCGTTATTGCGTGTCGGTTGACTGGTGAGTACCATTCTGTTGCGTCTATCCGATAATGCGCCGCCCATCACGCCAAAATTGGCATCGGGTACGCCTGACGCTTCATCCGCCCAAATGAAAAGCCAGTCGCCGTGTAAGCCTGCCAAGTTTTCGGGTGCGCCTTTGGGGGCGGTTTTAGCCAAGATGTACCATGTTTTTTGATAGCCGCGCATACACACGCTTTCGGCTTTAATCTCGATGTAGTCGGCAAGCCAAGCAAAATCACCAAGCATCATTAGGTTGTAGCAAATCGTTATCTCTTTCCATACCTGATTGCGTAATTGCGTAATTTGTGGGGCGGTAAACATCATAATACTGTTGGCATAGCAGCATAAATGCCATAATGCCACGACTCCAGCAGACCGCGTTTTGCCTGTTGAATGGCCTGACGATACCGACACCCGACAGCCGTTCTCTTGAATTAAGTCGAATAGTTCAAACTGTTGCCAAGTAGGGGCTTTATTGTCAATGTCATTCATGCCGCACACTTCAACGGCAAAACGGCCTAAATCGTAGGCGTATCGTTCGATAAAGTCCCACCAACGCGGATCATCTAATAACGCAATCGTTTTTGTTTTAACTGCCATCTTGCCCCCGATCAGGAGTCATAAACGGGTCAACTTCGGTAAATGTCACTTGCAGTTCTTGTAAGCTGTCTTCACGTTTATTTAAGTCAATATCTAAGCTAGAGACACGCACTTGATAACGGTGCTTGGTATAGCTTTTTTCTAACAACTCTGATTCATTGTAAACCCCGATATATTTTTCGCCTATTTTGGTACGGCCTAGTGTTTGGTCTATGTGAATAATCAACATCTCTAAAACGTAATCATTAGGAGGATTCGCTGTTGCATCCCTGTTAATCATTTGCTTTTTTTTGGCTGATAAATACCGCTTAATATCACCTTGTGCGGTATCTAATAACGTCATCCGCACTTCTACGCGCTCTGATTGTTGAATACTGTCACCTTGCAGCATCCCTAATTTGACTGCATCGCCAGTGATTGCTATAGGGTTAAAACTGACACCTACCGCCAATAAATCCCACAAATGACGTGCAGAATCAGGCAATCCATTTTCACTATTCAGCGTAATTGTTTTTGTGTACGGGTAGTTTTTATCAAGCAAGCGCACCAAAAACAGATTGTTCTTGGCATAGGCGGTCTTAAAGGCGAGTTGTGCTTGTTTTTGGGTTTCCTTGCGACTATATCCACCTAGTAGTGGATTAGGGACTACTTGGTAAGGGTCTGCTAAAAAGCTTTTTGCCGCGCCTATTAAGCCCTTTACATTGTCCATTAGCCCCGTGGCTTGATTAAATACGCCGAGTCCTGTTTTCACATAATCATTATTTAATACCTTGCCCAAACCCGAACTGAGAGTGCTTAATGCGCCGCCTTCCGCTTGGCCTAGTGCGTTATTGGCATTGCTTATTTGTCCTGTTGCGCCTTGCACTTTCGCTTTTGCAACATCAAAAACACCCATTACTCACCCCCTAACCCGTCTTGGCCTTCGGGTGGCTTGGCACTGGCTAATCCTTTGGCGACTAAATCAGCCGAATTTTCGTCAAGCATCATTTGTGTGGACAACAAGTGTTTAACGACTTCGGGTGATAAGCCAAGCTCTTTTAATTGTGCCAAGGTTTGAATCAGGATGCCACCTGTATTCATCATGGATAATTTGGTGTCTTGAGCTTCTTTTTGTTGTGCGCTAATGCCTGAGTAAAAGTTAATAGTCCACGGTCTGTCTGCATCACTGAAAGCTAGACCACTCTTTTTGTACAGGTGAATATCTATCAGGTCGTTAATTGCTTGAGTCACGGCATTACGGATCATCCGCGAGCGTTCAGCCACTTGAGCCGACACTCTAAAGAAACCACCCTCACCTAGTCCACCCGACAATAAATCGGCAAAGCCCAACATCGCCAAGTCTATACCTAAACCACCTGATAACTGCTTTGCATGAAACATTACATCGTCAATAGTGATACTGCCTGAACGCTGCGAGCCTGTACCACCCTGTAATTGCACAAGCTGTTTATCGCTCCAAACAGGGATAAATCGACGTAATTTTCCTAAGAGTGAACGGCCTTCTTTGACGGCTTTGGCTGTTTGTGCGGCTGTTTCTGCAAACATTTGTTCGAGGTTTGCCATTGTTGCTTTTTGCTGCTCATGGGTCATATCCGTCATGTTGACCGTTAATAACGCTTCATCAATGCCGTCTTGAATCCGTTGGCCTACCATGCCTGAGATAGACATAATCAAATGGTTGTAGGGGTCTTCTATGCCTTCCAAAAAACTACCACCGACCAATGACGGCAAATAGGGCAAGTTAGATGAGTCGTCTTCTAAAATCGCGGTCTTAAAGGCTTTTTGCATCACCCGTGCTTGTGGCGTATAAAGGGTGCGCGGCATTTTTACCCGTATCATTTGCGTGGTGGATAGCTTTACACCACTAGAATTAGTTGCAGTACCAACGACATAGCCTACGGTTCGACTGCCTTGCTCAAAAGGTTGTACTAATGGCGGCAAGACCATTTCATCACACATTAAATCTGTGATACCGACTTTATCTTGAGAATAAACACGGGCGTAACCATCACCCCATGACACGGCGTTAAAGGTTAAGGTGTAGATGTTTTTATTCAGTAGGTCTTTAAGGTCGTGGTTCAAATCGTCAATGATTTTCTTTTTCTTCGGGTCTTTTTCGGCTTCGGGTGTACATTCAATAAAAATCACATCGCCTTTGCTTTCGTGTCCACCTAGTGCCGCCGTAACGTGTAAGCGCAATCCTGCATTGATAAATGAGTTTTGCTGCATTTGTTGATATTTTGCGTAGATTTGTTGACGGCTTCTTGCCTCGCTATTGCCACCTAACAAAATAGACGTAGAAACAGGCTCAACGTCCATCAAGTCAATGTTTGATAATGTGTCTGCTTCGGGAGTGTCTTCTTTGCCGATAGCAACATTTTTAATCCATTGCACCCATGACGGGATAGATTCTGTGGGTTTAGCAGTTTTTTTAGGTGGCATAGCGACAATACACATAAGTTAAGACTTAGGGCTATTGTCGCTTACTGGGAATGGGGGGATTAGTGAGGGTTACGTTATGATGGCGGACTCGTCACCATCATTACCCCATTATCCGTATAAGGGTGCGTATGTGCTTTCAAGCTCTTACCATCCGCTACCACATCACCACTTGAGACAGTCACACTACCTGCAATCGTCGCACCACTGCCGCCAGTGCCACTGATTGCCCCTGCTACCGCTAAATCGCCTGTAATTGACGTGTTGCCCGTGATATTCACAAGGCTGGTGATATTGGTATTGCTTGCGTTCACTGTGACTGTTGTTGCATCCACTGTTACCGTAGTAGAAGTTACTTTAACCGTAGGTGCAATAACTTCTACCGTTTCGCTTTCAACAATGACTTTCACATTGCCTTTTATCTTGATGATGTTGTCAGCCAATATCTCAAAACTGCCGTGATGATGATAACGCCGTGTTGCGTCATCGTTGCCTTCTCGCTTATTGCGATAACCGACAATAATCGGGTAGCGTGGATCGCCTGCTTCAAACTCTACCCAAACAAAATCGCCTGCCAAGACTTCTATTGCCGTATTAGACTTATCGCCCAAAGGATAAAGCAACTCCGCATCGAGAGAGGTATCCGCACCTTCATCTAAGGGTTCTAGTTTGACCTTCGCTAACCGTGTACCGCCGTCATAACTCACCACCACGGCAGGATACTTACCAAACATCATCATGTTTCTAGCTCCCCTAGCCATAGGCGCGTGTATTGATTACCGCCGTCCCCCTCATTTTCCGTTTCATAAACGTGTGCCGCCGTGACAATAACCATAGGCGCACTGCCGATATTAAACACATCCCCTGCTTGGTAATCGTCGTTAAACCCCAAATTAAGCACTTGCTTGGTGATGAGTGCCGAGGTCATGTTGTTGGCGGCACGTTCGCTATGCCGTGGCGTGTACTGCATAGCACGCACTTTTTTGGTATTGCCTTTGATAACGGCGCGATTGTCGCTTGTGGTATAAAAACTAGGGACTAAATGCCGCTCTAAAAATCCACTCACTATTTGCTCGCCAAAACCTTGAGGGAGGCTTAACTTGGGGTCTTGTTTCATTAAGTCTGCTAGTCGTACACAATCCAATTGCTTGCCGCTTAAACGCACCACGGCGGCTTCCTCTTGCAATACCTTGGCAATCATCTCAGACGGCACTTGCCCTAAAAACGACACAAACAATGGCACGGTAAAATCATTCTTAATACTGACCTTTGCACCACAGGCTTTATAGATTGCACCCAAAGAATTACTTTTAAGAATAACGGCTTTTTGTCGTCTGTAACCAATGGCGACACAAGATGATAAAACTGCCGTTATTTGAATAATTCCTCTATCGGGTGTTTGTGGGCTTTGTTTGATGTGAGATTTGATGATTTGTAATTCAATCGCTTTGCCAGTGACAAAGATTTTTTGACCTTCGGCTAATTGTTTTGCTAATTCATCATCATGCCGTACCTCCAACTCTAATGAGACAGGTACAGGTACTAAATCGGTACGCAATATCGCCGATATTAAATGACTTGAGGGTAATAACGTGTCATCACTCAGTTGAATAAACATCTAAATTACCCACACTCACGATAGCTTGGTAAAATGCCTTGCGCGGTAATTCTGTTTCAAGTTGCGTGATAGCCCCTGCCAATTCACTGACCGAACGCCCGAAAACATCTAAGCCTAAACCGCGAGACGCTTCTAAGCGCAGGGCGTTTTCATGGTCAACGTAGGCATTAAACAACGGTTGAATGATTGCCCACTCACTCGTTGTTAATACCACAGTGCTGTCAATTTGCGTGACAGTTGGTGTAATAGGCATAGGCTGACTGGCAAAATGTGCTAGAGTCGCATAACCTGCAAAAAAGCGTATTGCCTTAACCATTGCCGTCGTCACTTCGACATCGGTCAAGACCAAGCCCCCCGTATATCGAGAGGCCATAAACTCCGTGACTAATACGGCAACCGTCATGGATTACGCCTCTTTACGCTCACCAAAATAATGATAGTACAGCGTACCACTCATCATCACATGCTGGCCTACGCCTTCAATATCTTGGTCAAGCGGTGAAATCTCAGCAATAAAGCAATCTGTTAATGGGTAACTCGCATAAGGTTTATCGACTTGACCCAAGTGAACGGTGGCTTGAAAAAAGCCGCCGCTATTGTTTAAAGCGTTTAAGGCTTTTTCGACTTGGCCGCCACGAGTCACATAAAAACTCACTTCATGGGTTTGAGCAACCTGTAATTGTTGCGGTTGTTGCACTTTTACGCCATTGGGTAAATACGATTCAAGTGTTCCAGCACTGGCTAAAACGGGGCGAGGAAAAGTTTTCGCTAAAAACTTTAAGTTTTCATAGCCTTCAATCTCAAAATAGGCATCACATTGGGCTTCTTTTTGGCCTAATGCTTGCGCGGTTTTGTAATTCTTGGCTAACAAATCAGCAGGTGATACGGACATAGTAAAATCTCTTAACAGGTTTAGTTGTGTCTATTATCAGGCGCGTTTTAAGCGTGTTTTTGCAAGGTTACAACAATGCACTATCTTCAAAGGTCAAGCAAACGGTTGGTGAGAACGCCATACCTACTTCTAGGTAAACAGGGACAGTTGGATCAAGACCAATTGAAAACCCTAAAACAATACGCGCTGGCACTACCCGTTTTAACGCTGGGGTCATTTTTGCCAACTCTTCAAAATTGGTAACTAAATTAGGATCAAGCAAAACCGCCACACGACTGGTTAAAAAATTACTCTCCGCTTCATTTGCAGTAACATTAAACGGATAGTTTGCGTGTTGTGAGATGCTATGCCAGTATTGGGTAATCTGCCACGCATCAGGCCAAAGCATTTGCAAGTAAAATTCTAAAAAGCCTAAGCCGCGCCGCGAATGTTGGCCGCGCCATGCCCTAAACACTTCGCACATATAAGGCTGATTATCGGTTTCACGGTTTAATAGACTTAATCCCTCTAATTTAATGAATCGTTGTACCGTTTCAAAATCAGATTCATCCAGTAAATGCGGATAGCCGTAATAGTCAATGCGCCTAAATTTTGTGCGTAGCAATTCTTGAAACAACGCAATAAATAACCGCTTCAACTCGTTTTCTATACTGCTTTCATCTATTTCATCCCAATAATCGACACTGGATTGCAAGGGAGCTAAGGGCGTTAATTCCATAGTCCACCCCCTGCATCGCTTAATTGCGTTACTGACACGGTAAAATTAGTTGTCGGGTGCAAGTAAAAATAATGTTCTGGTAATACAGGATCAGGCAATGCGCCAACAGTCACATTAAAATCACTAATTGAGTCCTGAAAAGCAGGAATCGCTTTTTTAAGGGTTTGATAAATCTCTTGGCGGTTAAAGTTGTTTTTAAGTCCCTGTGAGACTTTGATTTGCCCTAAGCCATAAATGGCTAATAAGGTATCTTTAATCTGTTGCGTGACTTGTGCGGAATCGTGAATAGCGGCAACAGTGGCAGTAACTGTTAAAGGGTAGTATTGGTCAACAACAGGGATAATAGCGCGTTTGTAGCTGCTATCGGCTCGCTGAATTAAGGTCTCAATATCACTCACGATATTGGCTTGCTCCAGTACGTTTTTAGCTTGTACAGCAATAAACAGTTTATTGATATTTGCCACATTGTAACCGTGAAAAACCTCATGTATTTGTTCGTTCCAAATCGCCAAAAAATTCACACTGTCGCCGTGATACCGTCTAATTAAAAAATCAAAGTCTGATAAATACACCGCGTTATGGTCGTACAAGGCGTTATAGCGTGATAACAGGCGCAACACGGGTAACGACAAGGGATTGCTACCTAGAGAGCTAACGCCAGTCGAAACAATCTTTAATGCGTCTTCATTGGCGTTATTACTGTACTCAAGACTAAAGCTTGCTCCTGTGCCAATGGCTAATTGTCCCGATGTTTCGGTCAATTCAATCGTGAGTACCGTGTTGACAGGCGGTTGAAAACCATAGACAAGGCTTGCCCCGTCTTGTGCGCCTAGTCTAATCGTCACTTGCCGTGCTTCGTCTGTTTCCAAATGATAAACACGTTCACCGTTTAGCACATTCATAAACTCAGGCGCATAGTCATACAGGTTGTCGGTACTGCCTATCGTGTCCTTGATGCGAATGTTTTCTAAATAAAGCCCTTCGTCATTGTTGGCTAAGGTGATGGTGTAGAACGGGTCATCATTGGCGATGGTATGGCTAATGGTGCGTAGTTCGTTTTGATTGAGTAATAACGTACCTGTGCCATTGGCGGCAACCACTAAGGTAGCAGCTACGCGCCACACTCGCCCCTTATCATCCAATAACCGCCGACCGTAAGCTAAGGTGATCGGGTTACTACTTGGGTTCGTCACTAAGGCGTGTACTTCGGCTGACTTGGCCAAGGGTAAAATCCCTTTTAGGGTGGCATCGGCTAAGACGGTGGCATCACGGGCTTTAATGAAGACCTCTGTTTCTGCTAAGTCTTGCTGAACACTGTACATCTCCAGCATTTGTGCCATTGCGCCAATAGACGCGACAATGCGTGGGTCTTGTGCCTGATACAGTGCGGCAATCTTGCCATATTGCGGATTGGCTAATTCAACACTGGCGGCGGCTAGAAATTCGGCTTTTGTGGTCATGGGTTAATCTCTACAGTAGTAATACCTGCAATAGCGATAAATAGGCGTAGTTTGTCGGGCATCTCAGGCACGGAATAAAGCCCGATATTTTCTTGGGGGATAACGCTTAGGATAGGAATGTCTTTTTTCATCTTGGCAATAAATGCGTCTGCTATGCCTGAATGTAAGGCTTTTTGCAGTAGTGACTTAGCATCACAGCCGTACTCGCTGCCAAGATAACCATTTACAGGCGTATTAAGCCAGTGAGTTATCATGCCTTGTATATCTTCGGCATTGATTGCCGTGTTTTGCGCGTTGGGGTTAAGCGTGAACATGAAAAAAGCCTATCGGGTGGATAGGCTTATTATGGGGGATGTTGGTTATTGGTTTTTATTGGGGTTACATATGAAACTTAAAAAACGCCTACATATTAAATGTAGGTGTAGTTGTTTTTATGCGTTTAACAAAATCAATAAGTTATGAATTTATTGTCGTGTTATACACACAATGAGTGTGTCTAAATCTGAGTTAGATACTCATAGCCAATTGTTTTGTGGCCATGTCAAATCTAGCCTTAGCCGCATCAAAATAGTCTTTGTCCAACTCTGTACCCACGAAATCAACGCCGAAATAGTGGGCTGCAATCGCCGAACTTGCAGAGCCAAGATGCGAATCAAAAACCTTTTGTCCTTTTTTGGCGTAGTTTGTTAAAAGCCATTCGTACAATTTAACAGGCTTTTGTGTTGGGTGTATTCGTGATTCGCCAATGTTTATGTGGCCAAATCCTGACCACTGCAAAGAAAGCATTCTTACTGCTGTTTTAAATGACGTATAGGCCAACTCACAATCGGCAGCATTATCGTTAG